CGAGTATTGCCCGCGCCATCGCGGAAATGCTAGGCTCCTTCTGTAAAGCCCTAGCAAGCAACTCTGGCAACCACGTATCGTGGTCCGCCAACCATCGAAGTAGTTGGCGGTAACGCGGGTGCGCTGAAGCGTTATCCACCTGCGAAAGCCAGCGTAAGGAGTCGTAGAGTAAGTTATCACCTGGTGCGCGCTCAAGGCTCCCCATGGAGTTAACGAGCCGCATAATCATCCGCATACCGGGGCAGAGACCGGACGGCCCCATCATATCCAAATCATGAACCATCTGTAGGAAATGGACAATCCTCGGACTGACGAGACTCTTAGTAGGTGATAACAACATGCCGAGCTCAACCAACAACACTTCCGAGAGATCTGATATCTTCCAGTCTCCCGAAAACAGGTAAACTCCATCATCGCCCTGGAGTAAACATTCTTCCACGTAAATCCCAAGGCGATGAGCAACATATGTTATTGCCCAATAGTTTGCCATGTTGTTGATCAGGTTAGTCAAAACTGAACCTGACGGGACTCCTCCCATACGATCACAGCCAGGAAGATAGTCAAATTCTCCCCGACGTGACGGGATCATGAGTCCTGTGCGCTGGAACGCTTCTTTCGCCCATCGCACAAGAGCTTGGTCACCTTCCGAATACCAATAACCCAACGCGCCAAAACATTCATCGATCACGCGATTTGGCACACGTGCATCGAAGTTCTCAAAATCGATAGACAGGATATTCCTGCCCCTTGCCCTTTTGAGAATCCCTGTTACGGCTCGGTCCACAGCCTCCCGTGATAAATTCGCTGAGAACATTGGGCGTTTCACCAGCTTATTAAACACGGGTGTTAATAACTTCCTCTTCAGGAGGTTAATGACCAGGGAAAATCCATAGATAACGCGTGGTTTCGCACGTTTACCAGGCCCTGCCGAGTCTCCACGAACATAAGGTTGCCCGGGATATTCCCAAGCGTCCGAGAGATCAAGACCATCGAGCTCAATACTTTGGGCTTCTTCAAAGTATTCATAAGGTACCTGGGTACACGTGAGCATGAAAGGCCAACCACCTGCTGCCTTCTTACGGGACAGCATCACGGCAGCGTCCACCAAAGATGTGGAACGCAAACTGCCCTTCTTCAACCAAC